GAGAGGGTATGGAAAGACCTAATCTTGATAAATCTGGAAGAAGAGTAGGCGAATCAACTCATTTAATGAGGACAGAGAAGATAGATGATAGGTGGGTTGCATTTCCAACATTATTTCCTCATAGGGAAAAACCTAATAGGTGGATTGATTATGATAAAGGAGGAGATATAAGAGGGGCTTATGAAGAAGCTGGAAGGCGTGGTGAAAGATTTGAATTTGGACAAGATAAAGAAGAAGCTCTAAAATTTGGAAGAGGAAGTTGGAAACCTAAATAATGGCTAAGAAATGTAAAGGTAAAGACGAGATTTGGTCACAGAAAAAAGGAAAGTGTATTAGTCTAATTAAACTTGCAAAAAAGACTAGTACTTGGAAACAATTTGGTGGTGATAAGTTAGAGAGAAAAATTAGGAAAGTTGTTGGTAAATAATGGCAATAGAAGATAAATTAGTATCAGGTTGGAAAAGTCAAGATAGACGGTCTTTGATGGATATTGCTACTGGTGGTAAATATAAAACTTCATCAGATATTCCTCAATTATCATCTACTGGTAAAGTAACCCCACAGAATTTAGAATGGTTATATAAAAGATTCTTTCCAGATGAAAGACCAGATTTTAGAGGAGGTCCCGGGGCATCCCTTGAAGCAGTATCTCCAGCTGGGATAGTTAGAAAAGCTAATACTGCAAGTAAAATGTTTTCTGGTTGGGCTGATAATTTAACATCTTATATAAAAACACTTAGCAAAAAGAAAGGTAAGAAAGTTGCAGGAGTTCTGAATAGAGCCTTTAATGACTTAAGTGGAGCAATTCAGAGCGGAGATATAAAACAGGTTCAGCAAACACTTTTTAAAATTAACAAAGAACATGATTTACATAAGTTTGTTCAAGTCCCTGACATTACTACTGAAGGGATAGCCGGAGGAGCTGCAAGACAAGCTAAGAAGGTGAAGGGGGCAACTGTCTCTAAAAAACAACAGGCTATCAATAGACAAAGTCGTGATTTAGCTAAGGAAAGAAGGCTTCGAGCAGAGCAAGAAAGAATAGATAAAGGATTTCAAAGAGGCTCTAGAAGGTCTGGTAAAAAATATTAATGGCGAGAACAACTAAGAAAACAAAAGCTCAAATAAATAAACAACTATGGGATAGAGCAAATAATTCCCATAGACAAAGATGGCAGACTCTTTCACAAAAAGGGTATGATTTTTATCTTAATGAGCAACTATCTAAAGAAGAAAAAGACCAGTTAGAAGAATCTGGTATGCCTACATTTACTATTAATAGGGTTACTCCTATTATAGAGATAATGAAATACTTTGTTACTGCTAATAATCCTAAATGGAAAGCAGTTGGGGCTACAGGAGATGATGTAGATGTGGCTCAAGTACATTCAGATATTGCAGATTATTGTTGGTACTTATCTAATGGTAAGTCTCTTTATAGCCAAATTGCTCTTGATGCTTTAACTAAAGGTGTTGGATATTTTCTTGTAGATGTAGATAAAGATGCTGATAGAGGTATGGGGGAAGTAAGATTTAGCAGACTTGACCCTTATGATGTATATGTTGACCCAGCAAGTAGGGACTTTTTATTTAGAGATGCAAACTTTATACAAGTACGGAAAAACATTTCTCGTTCTCGTCTTATTAATATGCTTCCAGAGTTCGCAGCTAAAATTAAAAAAGTGGCAAAAAGCACTGATGTAGTTTCTTATTCTCAAAGAGACACGGATTTAGGTGAGTCTATACAACCTGAAGATATTACAATGGGTATTAGTTTAGAAGCTGAAGATGAGGATATTGTCCCATATTATGAGACTTATCATAAGAAGAAGTTTGAATATTATAATGTTTATATAAAGATGGAGCTCACTCCTGCTGAGATGGATAATATTAAAGAAGCTGTGCAAAAACAGTTAGCCGATTTTCAGCAAGAAATAGAAGTTGGTCTTATAGAAAAGCAAATGCAAATTGAACAAGCTGTGCAAGCTGGTGAGATTATACCCGAAAGAGCTCAGTTAGAAATTAAGAAATCTCAGGAAATGGCAGCTCAGGCAATTAGAGAAAAAGAGATGCAGTTAATGTCTGAAGCTCAAGATGCTGCTACAGTTATTAATCAACAAATTATGTCAGCGGCTGATTTTAGGACTCTTCAGAAAACTCCACAAGCTAAAAAGCAAATTGTTGATGCAATCAAATTCTATGAAAATAGGATAATGCAAACTTGTAGTGCAGGGGATGATGTATTCTTATATGAATATACTTTGTCAGTAAGCGAGTATCCTATTATTCCTATTCCATATATGTATACTGGTACTCCATATCCTATGAGCGCAGTTACACCATTAATAGGAAAACAACAAGAAATAAATAAAGCTCACCAAATAATGTTACATAATGCAAACTTAGCTTCTAATCTTAGATGGATGTATGAAGAAGGTGCGGTCCCCGAAGATGAGTGGGAAAAGTATTCTTCGTCACCGGGGGCATTGTTGAAATACAGACAGGGATTCGCAACCCCAACTCCTATATTACCAGCCCCAATCAATAACGCGTTCTATACTGTAGTCCAAGAAGGAAAAGCTGATGCGGAATATATAAGTGGAGTTCCTTCTGCTATGATGGGATTTGCAAATGAACAAACTGAAACTTATCGAGGATTACTTGCTAATGATGAATTTGGCACCCGTAGATTAAAAGCATGGATGGGGAGTGTAGTAGAGCCTGCTTTAGAGCATTTAGGTAGAGTTTTTCAGAGAATATCTCAGAGGCATTATACAATAGAAAAAGTATTTAGAATTGTTCAACCAGAGGCTGGCCAAACTCCACAAGAACAAGAAAAAGAAGTAAGAATTAATATTCAGATATATAATGATTATGGTGATGTGATTGGGAAATTTAAAGATTATGCAAGCGCAAGATTTGATGTAAGAGTTGTAGCTGGAGCTACAATGCCAGTTAATAGATGGGCATTATTAGAAGAATACTTTAAATGGTTCCAAGCTGGACTTATAGATGATATAGCAATGATAGCTGAAACTGATATACGGAACAAGAAGCAGGTTATAGAGAGAAAATCTGTTTATGCTCAGTTACAGGGTCAAGTACAGCAAATGGAAGCAGCTATGAAAGATAGAGAAGGGACTATCGAAACATTAGAACGACAATTAGTGCAAGCCGGTATTAAGATGAAAGTTGGCGACGCATCTAATGAAATACGAAAAGATGTTCTCGAAACTGAATCTCAACAAAAACTTCTGAGAGGAATGTTAAAAGTTGAGTTTGACAAAATGCGAGACCAAATGCAAATGGACATGGAATCTTCAAAAGAAGATGTTGCTAAAAACGAGTAATATTAACTCTTGATAAGTATTTAATATGTTCATTAACTTAAACGCAACTCTAAAATAGGAGATTAGTATGTCAGAACAAGTAGGCAACGCTACTGAAGCCCCCGAAAGTGCAAACGTACAAGGTGCAGTCATGGACATGAATACTGAGGATTTCTTTGAAGCCTTAGATAGTCAGGTCAATGGTGCAATCATAGACGAACCTTCGCAACCAACCTCGGAACTAAGCGATAATACGCAGACGAGCCCTAATGTAGAAGTTCAGGAAGAAGTATCTAATGAAGTGGATACTTTACAAAAAAGGTATAGTGATTCAAGCAGAGAAGCTAAAAGACTAAACGGAAAACTTTCCGAATTAGAACCTTATATGCCTATCCTTGATGCTATGCGAGAAGACCCTAATTTAATTACTCATGTGAGAAATTATTTTGAGGGTGGAGGTCAGACCCCACAAACAATGACTGAGAAGCTGAATCTTGACGAGGACTTTGCGTTCGACGCTGATGATGCTTTTTCTCAACCTGAATCTGATTCAGCAAAAGTACTAGGAGCAACGATTGATGGCATTGTCCAGCGTCGTTTGAATGGTGCTTTGCAAGGGCAGCGAGCAGAAAACCAAAAGCTAGCGAAGGAAACCGATTTCCGTTCACGTCATGAACTGACTGATGAACAATGGTCTACTTTTGTAGAGTTTGCAAAATCTAAATCGCTTGAACTTGATGATATATATTATCTAATGAATCGTAAGAATAGGGATGGGAAAATTGCTGATAGTGCAAGACAAGAAGTCCACGATAAAATGAGAGAAGTTCAACAACAACCGGGTACATTAGCTACACAAGGCAGTACTCCTGTTGAACAATCTCCTGACGATTCAGTCTTTGATGCCATTTTGGGTGAGACCAATGAACTAGAAGAGGCTTTTGGTATGTAATTACCAATGGCCATTAACCCTTAATTAAAAGGTGACAAAATGGCTGATGTATTTAGCTTAAGTACCTATTCAGACGTAGCAAGTTGGTCTGATGGTACTTCAAAAGACACTGGCGACCTTAGACGAAAGTACAATTTTGGGGATAGAGTTTCTGAACTGAACATTGCTCAAGACCCTTTCTTCAGATTTGTATCTAAAGTTGCTAAAAAACCTACGGATGACCCTGAGTTTAAATTTACTGAACGAAGGGGTTCGTATCATAAAAGATATGCATACATCACTGCGCATGGCCCTGATATAAATGTATCAGATACAGGAGATGCGACAGTAGATGCAGGCTATCTTGACCAAGGA